GGCAAAGGCGAAGGCTTCCTTGCCGGTAGTAAGGCTAGTCTTCATCGGCGGCGTTACGCCCAACGACATCAATACTTCAGCAAACTTAGGATTGGAGTTAAGCAACTCAGGCTCAGACTCGCACGCTTGCAGCAACATATCTTTCCGTTGTTTCACATCCATCAGATGTTGTTCTAGCAACGGTAAGTCCAGCTCTAACAACGGTTCACTAAACATCTTAATAGTTAAATCGATAACTTGAAGCTCAAGTCGAGAAACTTTATCTATGTAGACATCAAGCAAATCCCTAGTCAAATCACAATCGTTCTTGCAGTATTCCCCATACCGCGCCAACTGCTCAGGGTAAAAATCCTGTCGGCGTAGTGCTAATGCGTTGACAACCTCGGTGCCTTTGACGCCCAAACCGTATCTTTCAGCAGCGGCTTTAAGTGAACCAGAAACTTCCAACCCATCTACCGCCCTCGCCAAGGACAACGTATCGACCCACATGTAGGGGCGGATGTCGAAAATCCACGATAAAATTGCGGCGTCAAACATTGCGTTGTGAGCGATTGCGATTACGTCGGCCCAATCATATTGTCGAAGGAACCCCCGGATTTCGTCGTGTGTTCCGCTGAACCAAACGGCTTCGCTATCATTCTCTTTAACCCCAACACCAATGACTTCAAATTGTGGGTCGCGGATGTATTCCTCCGTTGTCATCTTTGACAACGAAAATTCTTTATCGTAGTAGGTTTCAAAGTCGATGGTGATGATTTTCATTCCTCCTCCCTCCACTTTTCTGCCAGCATTGCATCAGCCATTTTATACGCCCATGCCGCGATTTCGTGTGGTTTGTAATTTTCACCTGCCGCACCCGCCATTGCCTTCGCCGCGAAGTAATCGCGGAGCGACATGCCTTCCTCCATCCAGTGCCCCGGTTTCGTCGGGAACGCTGGCCCACCTGTGTTTTTTCTCATGTGTTCCCCCTCTCGCGAATTTCGGCAGCGACGTAAACCTCGGATAAGTCCGGGTTTTCTCCCAGCAGATTCTCGACCAAAACCGCGCACTCCTCGCGCTCGGCCAACACCGCTGCTTCAACTGTTTCCCACGAATACAGCGGGACAATTTCTTCTAACGAACAGCTCCAGTCATACGCCCGAGCGGGGTTGTTTGTAATTTCAATCAGCACTCGGTCAGTCGAGCCTTTACGCAACTCCCATGCGCGAGCCTCAGTTAGCTTATTCATTTCTTCCTCCTCACATACACTGCGGTGTTGTCAGGCCAAACCGCCGCTGCGTTTTCGGCCCAGAGCAGCCACCGCCCAGCATGTGTTCCATTAATGCAACCGATAAGTTCGTACTCATCCTGCTCCTCGGCCTCCTTATCTTCTTCAAACTCCCCCGGATAAAAACTAGCAAAGCTGTCTAAGTTTAGTGTTTCTAACGCTTCGTCCAGTTGCTGGTGTGTATTTGATAAACACCCTAGTGCGTCTTCTCGCAGCACCTCGCGCAAAAGCGCCACCTTGTCAGCTATTTCCTGCGCTGCTTCTTCTAAGGAAAGCAGCACGGCTTCACGGTCATTTGAACTAACAAACTTAACCTTCCTCATCTTCATGCTCCGCTAATTCTTCGGCCAATTTGTCTGCCTTTAACCGCAGTTCGTTTAGCCTCTTTTTCTTTCTCCTCAATTCTTTCTTCTCCGCTTCGGTCAATTCCGCCGGAACCGCTTCCGGTCGAGGCGGTGCCACCTTGGGCTGTTCACCGTCAAGGTTTAATCTGACGCGCCATGCACGGCGATACATCCCCTTCGCTTCCAGCGCCTTTGCCCGCTGCATCGCTTCATGGAACGCCATCGGGGTGGTGAAGTAATACTCGAAAGAACGGTCACCCACGGACGGGCCTGCGTGCGGGTCAGATTTGTGGGATACCCCAGTCTCGGATGTCTTGTGGTGTGCTGGCATTGTGTATTCCTAATCAATTAGCAGTGCGTAAACTTTTCTTTTAGTAGCCGCCATTCTTACTTTCCTAATGGCTAAGTGTATTAAAATTCTTTCGTGCCAAGGAAACACTCCATTATCTACTAATAATGACCAAGGATTAAACGACAGAGCATCTGGCCCAATCCCATCCAAAAACTTCTCTGGATTTTTCTCTACATGGTCAAGGATAATCTTAGTTTCTGCGGAGATTAGCTTACCGAATAGTTTTTGCATCTTTAACTTTCTCCTTAATAAGTTTTTCCAAATACCACTTCGCTTTTTCTAAATCAGTGACGCCGCCTTTCATCTTCCAGCGCCACAAGTATTTAATAACGTTAGCAGTACATACTGCTTCGATACCTTCAAGGCCAACGGTAGCCGCCGCGATAGCCTCAATACATTCAATTGCACCCGCTGTGTAATGAGCCGGGTGGTCTACATCTTCTTTATTTACTTTGTCCACTTTGTTCTCCGAAAAAAAGCCGGGGGGATGCCCCGGCTCTTGTGTCAACTGCTTAGGCTTCGTGAATCTGAGCGCCCTTACCGGCAGCAGCAGCAACTTCGGCCATATCCGACAGGCTTGCAGCACGCACAGTAACAGTCTCAGACACCGCGAAGTTAAGAGCGGCAGTCTTGCTGATAGCATTAACGTAATGGGTTTCGCCGTTCATGCTAACGATGTACAGCTTCTTGGCGCGGGGCTTACGTTCAGTCATATTAAACTCCTTAGATTGGTTAAGTGAGAGGCTAGTATATAGCCCCTCATCGGGAGTCGCAATACTTGACTACACGAATTCCTTAACAATCTGCTCCAACGTCTCGATACGTTTAGTCAATTCTTCTATCTTGCGCTGAAGCGTTAGCACATTGACAGGATTAGGGGAAGTCTCAAAGCTAACTCGGATTTCAATCGCCCTTTCCGCAGTTACAATCATACTGTTGACCACTGGAAACCCAAGTGCAACGGTGGCTTTGTTTGCAATTTGCGTACGGTTAAGCGATTGTTTTTGCAAACTCTCAGCGTTGTTCTTCAGCCAATCATAAAGTTTGAACGATTGTGTCGCTGACAATCTGTTCATCGTCCGTTTTGCTTTAGGCATTGGCAAATCTTTTAACACCATTTGTTCAGTAATCTGATTCAATCCGTTCATTGCTTGTGTTCCCATCGTATTAGTCCTCTTTAGTTTGTCCAGCAGCGCAGAGCGCTTCCACCAAGGCCAACGCTTCTCGCGACGGCCCATCTATCTCTACTCGCACACCGTTAATTTTAGCGGCAAAGTAAAGTCCTGTGCTAGTGATTTCCCCAGACTCGTAAGCACTAGCAGTTCTAATTTCCGCATCGTTCAAATCACTTTTTCGGCCAGCCATCGTAGTTACCTTTCTTTGGTGCGTTATTAGGATGTAACACCCAGCGATCTCCTAAAATTTTCAACGCCCTTTGGCGCTTCTCGTCCAAGTCTTCTACCCCCCACACCGGGGGAGCTTCCTTTCGCAGTAGAAACTGCCGCAAATCAGTCAGCTTAAGATTGGGTTTCATTTTTCCTCCTTAGTTAATTCTAGATGCCATGCGGGCGTACCGCTAAGTATTGCTTCCATGTCTTCATCCAGTATTGACCCGTCATACACAAACGCGACACCTCCTGCCTCGTTAATCCTCTGCAACTCCCGGCGTTGTAAGGTGGTGGTGTTCCCAAACTTCCCCGGCGCTTTGCACTCAATGGCAAACATCCTGCCCTTCCAGCAGCCAACAATGTCGGGGATTCCAGAGCGACCATAGCCGCCCGGAACTGGAAAGAACATGTACGGTCTGGGTTCCAAAGAGTTGAGGAACTTGACCAATTTGTATTTAACTTTCCCTTCGGGAGTCACGGCCATAACGCCCCCAATTCCCATAATTTAGCAATTTCAATTCCGGCACCGTCTAATAAGTATCCAATTAGGAAACTCATAACCACCCAGAATACAAACTCTTCCCACCTCATAGTGATTCTCCTACCACTTCAAACACGTAGCCAATGGATTTCAAAGACGCAATGACGTTATCAGTCAGCGTCTTTCTGCCAGAGATGTGCGCAAACACAATGGATTTCTCGCATTGTGGATAAACCAAACGGTTACCATAAACATCTTTGACCTTGATGCGCAGTACATTATCCATTGGATTCCCTCACTTGTTTGAGTAAGAAACGAATCTCGCAAGCCAAGGCATAGCACTCGATAGGCGCAGCCCTGTCTTCAACTAATGCTTTGGCGATGTCCTGTAACCTAGCGAGATGTTCACCAAGCAGAACATATTCAGTCTTCTTCTTAATACGCATTGTCTTACACTCCCCCGCGAGCAGCGGCTTCTTCCAAGTAATACACATGTTCATTGACGCGCAGGCCCATACCCCACAGGGGCACGCCTTCCTCTGCAATGTTAAGCATGACGTAACACTGCATCATCTGCGGCGGTAACAACTCCACCGAGCGCAACTCCGTCGGCATCTGCACCGCCTCCCAGTTGGTGATGTCATACACCTCGATAGTGTCGGTGCGCGGCTTGAACCGCAGGATGACTCCCTCATTCCTAACCCGCTCGCAGATAGCCCGCGCCTTCTCTACCCGTGCAATATCCTCAAGGTAGTCGGCCACGTTACAGTGATTGCTGAAGTAATTCTTAACATAGTCAACAGATGACGAATTAATAAGCAAATCACGGAACAGATCGTGCATTGCGTACGCTTCAGTGTGATAAGCAGGGGCGTTAGCCAACTTCCTGCTACGCACTATCTTGTTGTACACCGCGTCGATTCGGGATTCCTCCTTGTACTTGGCTTGCGTATACGCGCCATTGGAATCGTTAAGCACCTGACGTTTGATATGCTCATACGTTCTCGGCACCCAATGTTCGATAGCAATCGCCGCTGCCCGATTCGGCATCTCGGTGAGCGCCTCGTCGTTACGCTGACCATACCGCGTGCGTTCTTTGTGGATGTTGGGGGACGACACCGCCAACTGATACTTCTGCCCCACGTAGCGGTGCTTAACACCGCCAACTTTCTCGCCGTTGATGTAAACAGCGACCTGTTCTGCGCTGAGAACCTCAAACACCATGTCCATGCGGGCAACCTTGCGCGTGACTTTCTTAAGCACGGCCATGATGTCGTCGTGAACAGTGTGCTGATTCGGATTCTGTATGTTCATTGCTTGTGTCCTTATATATGTTGTATCAGTATTTACTGGTATGACTCACTGTGAGTCAAAGAACGTTTCTATCTTTGGCGTATCTGCTCAACAAGTATTCAACAATCTTGCTGTAGCTCATCTCCAACCCTGTGGCGTCATACAACACCAACTTAATCTCGTCCAACTTCTTAGCCACACTGGGACTAAAACTAACGTTGATACGTTTAGGACGACCGAACTCATCAAGATACTCACTCATCTTCATCTTCCTCCTCAATTGCAGTTAAAAACTTAGCCAAGTCAGTAATACCAATGGCCTCTTTCTCTTCCGGCTTTGTCGGCATCTCGCCGAACATCTTAGCCATCAACTCATCCACAACTTTGAACATGTCCATACTTACCTCTTATAATTTGACAGGAACAACAACGCCGGTAACCGGCACAAACGAGCGGTGATACGGGTCAATAACGCACCACAACACAGGCAAGTCACCCCAATCCCCTTGCCCTTCGGAAAAGATACCGTCAGTCAGTACAATGACGCAATCGACAGCAGGAGCGGATGGAAGCCTATCATCAGTAGTATCGCCACGCAAGTAGTTGGCAACGCAACGCACGTCCGTGCCCCCACCACCACACGGCTTGGTCGTCTCCAGCAAGCTCTCGTAGTTGGAGTCGTCGTAGATTTCCACGCGACGCAGTGACGTATCCCAATAGCCAAGCACAACTTTCTCGGGCTTGACTTCCTGACAGATACTTACCACGTTAGAGATACATGCGTTAATCATGCCCTGCGTGATAGACCCGGACATATCGTTCATCACTGCGATACTACCGGCACGAATGTTCTCCGTAGTCGGCGCGTAAATATCGCTGGTGATTAACTTGCGGTTGAACTTCCGCCACGTTACCTCGTCGCCGCCATGCGTAGATGCTTTGACGAA